GTTGTAACGAGCAGTCCAAGCTTCCTGCGCGTTGTCGTACGCAATTGCTTGACCTTCGTTCTTAACCGGAGCAGCGGAGAAGCCGGAAAGCTTGGTCTCTTCTTCGAAGCTACGCTCCGAATTCTCGACCTCGTAGATTTCCTTATGCTCTTCGCCGTAGCGGGTGTACTCCAAACCGAACAGAGCGTTCAGGCCGGGGAGCAGTTCCTTGAGAAGTTGTGCGCGTGAAATTGCCATTTATAAATGCTCCTTAGACGCCGGTGTTGTTGTTGTAAGCGTGGTTACCGCCAGCCCAGCCAACAATAACTTCCGGATAACCAACAAACAGGACAGTAACTGCCGAGGCGGCGGTCACATTATTAGCGATTGTCACAGCCGTACCGTTTACGTTGGTCACGTAGTTGTAGTCGCCGGGAAAACCACCAGTCGTATAGCCAGTACCAGCAGTATTCAGGAAAATAACCTGCATACCAGCTTGAATACCAGTCACAGCCGCAGACAGTACTAGGGCCGTAGTCGAGCAAGTGCCCAAACCCGTATACGTAACCGCAGTTTCCTTGACCAGTTCAACCACGCGGAATGGGCCAACAGTAGCTGCCGCAGTGCGGACGAGGCCCGAACCATTGGTTGGCGCAGCAAGCGTAGTCAGACCAGCCAGCGAATCACCCGTAGCAACCGTGCCCGTACCGTTAGCAGCCAACGCCATGTTGGAACCAACAAACGCCGGGGAAGCGTAACCAACCGCAGTCAGGGAGTTGGAAGCGCCAGCCGAGGACTGAGCAAGGCACACAGCCTTGAACAACTGACCGGGGTCGTCTGCAACGTACGCAACGGCGTCCTGCGCGGCAGTGCTGGCAGGCCAGTACTGATTACGCTGCCTACCGAAGATAGGGCCAGTCGGAGGGCTGTACTCGCAACCGAGGAACACGCCAACCTGACCCGCAAGCGGGGTGCTGGAGTTGTATGCCAGTGCCGAGAGAATAACAGTACCAGTGCTAGAAGTAGCACCCATCGCCACGGCGTCACCGTTAAAAAGGTTCGTCGCGTACGCCTGCTTAATTGGAATCATACGGGTCGAACCCGCAAACGCCCGTCCACCGACGAGGTTGACAGGCTTCAAGCCGTAAGGCTTTTCAATCGTTGGATATGCCATTGTGGCTCCTTAAAGAAAAAATTATTTACCCTTTCCGAAGGTAGTCGTCGAACGGCGCTCGTTAAAGAGCGGCATCCGCTTATCCTCCGACCGCATAAAACTGTTATCCACGGCTTCAATCTGCGACTGCGCTTGCTGGCGGTAGTATTCATTCCGCTGCTCAGACATCTCCATTGGAGCTTTGCACAACAGGAGTCCGCCAATCTCAACATTGCCTTTGAAGCGACTGTTGGGGTCGGCCTGCATCATCAACTCCGGATGGTCTTCAGCCTTCACAGGCTCATACCCCTCACGAAGCTTTGCGGAGAAATTCGTTGGGTCAGCTTGACCCATCATGGATGTCCGAACCCATCTATATGTCCAGCCCGGTTGCGCGGATGGCGTAGGTAAAAGTTGCGGAGGTGCCCACGCCTTCTTACGGGTCGTGGTCTCTCGGGTTTCAAGTTCACGCGACAAGCGATTTTCAGCCATTGTTATTCTCCAGTTTCAGAACTTCACGAGCATACTGTTCGGGCGAAATGCCAAATTTTTTGGCGAGCGCCACCGCAGACGCGGACAAGCGGATTTGCTTGGGTGCGGAAGACCGGGAAGCGGGAGCCACAATAGTGGTCTGCTTATTGCGCGAAGCGGGGCGTTCCTGCTCCTGCGAACTATTAGATTCACCACCGAACGTCTCGGGGAACCTACGTCGCATGGTGGTATCGATTTCCCGGTAGTAATCATCACTACCCGTATCAATACCGCGCTTGACCAGCTTTTGATGCAGACCCAACGCGAGGGCGGTCATTTCCTCGTCTTGCCCGAACCACGTATTTTTCTGCTGCCACGCGGCAGCTTTTGGGTCAATACGGACGGGTTGTTCAGTCTGTGGTGTCTGTTGTACACCTTCTTCTTCGTCTTGTAAAGAGGGTTTATACCGTTCAAATTCCCTAAGCTTGAGCTTGGCCTCGGTAAGTTCTTCCTGAGCTTCAGTCAACTTATCGGAGTCACCAGACTCATATGCCTGTTTAAACTTATCTTTAGCGGCGGCGAGGTCGGCATTTACGTTTTTAGTAGCCTGCTCTACGAGGATTTTCTCTCCCGTGCCGAGCCGCTGCTTCAGCTTCTTGTTCTCTTCGAACTGAGCCTGAGCAAACCGAATAGCCTCCTCGCGCTCGCGAGCGGCCTCTTCCTTCGCCCGACGTTCGTCGTGCCAGACCTTTTTCATCTGGGAGAGGCGCTTTTTCACCTTCTCCGAGTATTCTTCTAGGTCATCCTTGTCCAATTCGTCAACAATCTCCTTAGGCAGGGGCTTTCGGCCCCGGTCTTGCTCCGGAGTATCGTCAACAACCTCGACCTTGAAACCATCGTCGTTTGAATCCTCAGAAGTCACGACCATGTCGGCTTCATCAGGAAACTTATATCCTTCAGACATACAAATTACTCCTTATGCGCGGCGAATGCCACGAGGGTCATCGACAACACCTTCGACGGTATCGTCATTGATGATGCGGAACTCACGACCGTGGAACACAAAGTCACCGACTTGGCACCATGGTCCACTAGGGAATCGGGTAGAATCTTTATAAGCGTCAGGACCAAGCTTGACCACGAACAGCACCACGGTGGTCTGTTCTTCGGCCTTAACGGTGCTTTCCGCCTTGATGATTCCGCCTGAATACTCTTCCTCGACATGAGGAACCGCGCAAAGCAGCTTGAAGCCCGTTGGCTCCGGAAGCTGGCTAGCACGGTCAATCATCTCTTGGGTCTCCTCTACGTTGATATCACTCATCCGCGTCGTTCTCCTGACGTTTTTGCAGGTCTTTTAAAATGTCAGTTGCGAGGGTAAGACCTTGAACTACCCCACAAAGCCTTCTGTACTCTTCGATATCTTTTGCACTATTACTAGCGAGGTGGTACGTAATGGTCTTGATTTCGTCATCGACCATTCCAATCGCCTGCTCGTATAGAGTTTTGCCGCGAATCATTATTTCTTACCGTTTTGGTTTTTAGTCGAGTTCATCTGCTGACGCATTTGCTGCTCACGCTGCATTTCTCTATTAGCGTTTGACCTGCGGACATCGTGGTGATGCTTGGCTACGTCCAGCCCAAAGCGTCCACTATCCATTTCCTTCCTCGTGGCTCCTTCGTCGCTCTTCGCGGCGAGTTCTGCCATGGTTTTCATTGCTTCCAACTGAAGCTGCTTTTCCTTAAGGTCAAGTTCGTCCGCCTTCGAAGCGGCATCTGCTTGGTCCTTAATCATCTTGCGCTGGACTTCCTGCTGCTTGATTTGCAGGTCCATCTGCTGCATCTGTACCAGCGGGTCTTGTGCCTGCTGTGCAGCCTGCTGGGCCTGAGCCTCGGCTTGGTTCTTCTGAAGAAGCTGTGCCGCACCCATGGCAGCAAGCTGCGAGACCTGAATCTCCATTTCTGGCGACAGGTAATCGTCATCATCTTTCTTATCAGGCATTGGCGGCAGAGTAGCGCCAATCTGCTTCTCGATTTCCTTGCGGTACTGGAACGCCACATGTTCCATGATGTGAGCCATGGCAGCGCCCTGAACGACCTGCGCCTGCGGGTTCTGTCCCACCATCGCTTGAATCTTCGGGTCGTACATGGCGGCAAGGTGAACCTGAAGATGAGCTTCGTGGTCCTGATAGAGGAACGCCTTGACTGGTTTGCCTATGAGGACGTTCATGTTCTCCGTGACCGGGTCAACGGGCTTCATGTCTTCATCAGTCGGGACAATCTTCTCCGCGTTCTTCACTCCCAGAACTTCAATCATCTGTCGGTGCAGGTACGGCAGGTCATAGATTTGGGGAGCAGATTGCGATAGTTGGAACACCGCTTGGTACTGCACAACCTTCTGCGACATGGTTGCCGCATTAGGGTCGGACACGGGGATGATGTCCACCGAGTCATAGTCAGACTGTTTGGCGGACGCTTGGCCTACTTCAGGTTCGTAGGCGTAGGTTTCCGGAGTGTTATCACGGATGATGGACGCAAGGAGGCGGAACTCCTGCTTCATCGTATTGTGCAAGCGTGCCTGTACCGCCGTCAGTACCTTGAGCATGCGCTCCAGCACTGCTAGCGTAGTGCCAACGGGCGAGTTAGCTGACATGTCGCTAACCTGCATATCCGCTGTAGCCGCCATACGACGGGCATCGCCAACCACCTTATCAAGCAGCGCCACCAAAGTCTGGCTTGGCTCCTTGTACGGGAGTGGGAGGATGTTGTCGCGGATGGCTCCGCTTGGAAGGTCAACATCTCTAAACTCGCCGGGGGCGATGGGGGTGTCGTCGCCCTTCACTCGGAGGCCACGCGATTTTAAGCCTCCGGGAAGATTAGATAGTGTCCCGGCGTCGATTAGCTGTCGAGTCAGAGATGTTGCGGCCTTAGTGTGACCACCGATGAGGTGAATCAGGCCAAAGTAGTAAAAGCCAAAGCCGGGGATAAACCCGTAGTGAACGAAATGTTGTCGCTTCATGCGAAGCGGGTCTTCTTGGTACCAGTTTCTGCGGATGGCTAGAACCGTGCCCGTACCTTTCTCGATAGTAACGACATACGGTAGTGCGATGCCATCCTTGTCCTCGTAACCGGGAAGGTCGATATCGACATGCATCTCCAGCAGGAGGAAGCGATTGTCCGTAATGGCGGAAAGGCCGCCGTCCTTCACCTTCGCCTTGTCTACCTCATCTAGAATCCGCATGGGCTCGCCAAGGTCTGCATCACGATAAAACCCAGCAACCTGAAGACGCTTGACCTCATTCTTGGTCTTGCGCATCTTATGGGTGACACGTTCAGCGTTCTCCAGACTAGTAGCGCCATAAGGCACGACAATGTCTTCTGCTGGAATGAACACGGCGGTTTGACGGTCTAGCGCGGGGTCATAGTAGACCTTCTTGAATGCATTACCCGCTAAAGACAGCGAGAAGAGCATTCGCTCATGTTCAGGACGATACTCCTTCATTTGCTCCGTCAAACGGTAGTTCATGTCATCCTGAACGCGCCGTGCGGCGTCCTTCTTTTCAGGGGTCTCCCTACCGATGATTACGGTCTTTACTGGGCCAGTGGCGGGGAAAGTCTCGACGATGGCTTCAGACTGAAACTTGATAGCGCTTTCCATAAGCAGCGGATGGGTAACACCACATGCTCCCGCCCACGGCTCCGTACGGTCTTCATTCTTCAAACCAAGCAGGTCCAGCCCTTTAACGTAGGTATCAAGCCAGTCCTTGCGTGAACTGATATCTCCGTCATAGTCAGCGATTAGCTCAGACGCAAGGGACATCAAGTCCCCTTCCTTCATTACTTCAGCAAGGTTTTCGTCGAAGTCGCCTTCTTCCTCGGGAGCATCGCCCAAATCAAGAGTGACATCGTCATCCATCGGGTCTTCAGTCACGATGTCGATAGGAATCTCTTCATCGCCAAAAAGCGACTCCAGACCAAGGGGAGCTTCATAAAGCGACTTTTCAATAGCCATTACCGCATCTTCCCTTTTGTCTTACCGCGTTGGGCGACACCGTCGCGGGACTTCACCATGCCACCTTTGGCGTATTTCTTCTCTTCCCTATTCTTAACGTGCTGGTCTTTTGCCTGAAAAGTATCCTGAACGCCCCCCAAAAGACGCGCCGCAACTTCATTAGTCCGTGTCATGTAGTGGTCAACAGGTAGATTTCTTATAGCGTCAATAACGGGTTGACTGTTCCGAACTGCATCTACCCCAGCCGTAACAGCTTTTGATGCAAGCCTACCACCGGGTATGATGGATATAGCATCGATGGGTATATTCGCGTAGTTACCCCTATAAGTATCGTTCAGGATATCACCTATGCCTGTTGCAAAACCTGAACCGGGAAAACCGTCAGCAGCCAACTTTGTGCCGGGGTTTTCCTCTTGCCACTTGGTGTAACTGTCAGACGCACGGTCTAACTTTTTCTTTAGCCGCTGTAACGGAGTACTTGGACGCTTCGCGGATACAACGACTTCTTGTACGCTGTCATTCTTTTTCTGGCTCGCCATCAGTAGTACCCTCCTTTACGGTATTTCTTGAAGTACTGGGTCGGTTCAGGTTCATCCGATGGAAGCCTGAGGAATCCTCCCTGTCGGAATCGCATAAGAGCGAGAGTCGTGGAGTCCACAAGGTCGTCGTGCGTCCCCGCTGGGAAGTCGTTGCATTCTTCAACCACTTCATGCGCCCATCTCCTGTCAGGTATCCAAACAATGCCCGATGCAAAAAGGTCCGTGACGGAGTTTACTCTCGAAAGTTTGTCTTGTCCCTTACTTGGTGTAAATTCACTGATAGGGACACCCATCCTACGTAGCTCCTGATAAAGAGCGGCTCCGTTAGATTTCTTCTCCACAATAAAGGAGTCAGGCTCCCAGTCCTTGTACTCCTCCAGCACCAACTGCTTCAACTCGGGGAACTCCAACCGCCGCTTAATGGAGTTCAACAGGATGATGACCTCTTCGTTGAAGAACACCCCCCAGACGGTCAGGGCGTTGTAGTCGGCACGGTTGTTGGTCTCCTGCGCCGCGTCGAGAGCCATGATGACAAACTCGCAGGCAGGGGGTTGGTCTTCCTGCCAGACGTTCCACCACTCTCTTTTAATAAGTGCGCCTTCCTCGGAGACGGGGTCTTGCATGTACTGGGCGTTCCAGTACCGGATGTCCATGCTGGCCTTTTTGGACAGCATATCCTCGATAGTCCAGAAGTCAGGCCAAAGCGGCTTATCGTTGATAATCGCAGGGAATTCAACGACTTCCCACTCATCAGCATCCTCATTCTTGGTCATGTGGTCGAGGATTTTCCCCGTCAGGTCCATCTTGGACCAACGGGTCATCACCACCACAATCGCACCGCCCGGCATCAGTCGCTGGATTGGACCTGACTGGAACCACTCCCAAGCTGGTTCAAACACTTCTGGTCTAAGTTGTTTGGCTTCTTGCTCAGAATGAGGGTCGTCAATAA